GCCTATCTTTATGAGGGCAACAACTAACCCCGGAGGACGGGGACACCAGTGGGTCAAGAAGATGTTCATTGACCCTGCACCATACAACAGGACATTTGATGCAACCGACATTGAAACAGGAGAAGTACTCAAGTACCCAGCAGGACATAGCAAGGCTGGAAAGTCTCTATTCAAAAGACGGTTTATCCCAGCAAGACTTTCTGATAACCCGTACCTATCTGCGGCAGGAGACTATGAAGCCATGCTTCTCTCTCTTCCAGAGCAGCAGCGTAGGCAGCTTCTTGAAGGCGATTGGGACATCAAAGAAGGTGCAGCGTTCACTGAGTTTAATAGGGATGTTCATGTTGTGGAGCCTTACCGTATCCCTAACAACTGGGTCAAGTTTCGTGCATGTGACTATGGTTACGGCAGTTATTCTGGTGTTATTTGGTTTGCCGTTGCGCCTGATGAGCAACTGGTTGTATATAGAGAATTGTACGTCAGTAAAGTATTGGCAACAGACTTGGCAGATATGATATTGGATTTGGAAGCTGAAGATGGCAACATTAAGTATGGTGTTTTGGATAGCAGTCTTTGGCACAAGCGTGGCGATACTGGTCCTTCTCTTGCGGAGCAAATGATTAGTAAAGGCTGTCGCTGGAGACCATCAGACCGTAGCCGTGGTAGCCGTGTAGCAGGTAAAAACGAAATACATCGTAGACTACAGATAGACGAATTTACAGAGGAACCAAGACTTGTATTCTTTGATAGCTGTACAAATGTCATATCACAAATACCGTCCATCCCCTTGGACAAGAAGAATCCAGAAGACGTTGACACAAAGTCTGAAGACCATTTGTATGACGCACTCCGGTACGGTATTATGTCCCGACCCCGGTTCTCTATTTTCGACTACGACCCGCACGGGCGACCGTCAACAGGTATGCCGGTAGCTGATTCTACATTTGGATATTAAGGAAAAATCATGGACGAAGATGAAATTATGATTGAAGACGATGCTGTTGTTCTTGAAGACACAGACGATAGTGTTGTTGAAGATGCCGATGTAACAAACATCATTCCTTTTATTATGGAGCGGTATAGACGGGCTGAAGATTATAGATATCAGGATGAGGAACGCTGGCTTCGTTCATATCGCAATTATCGTGGTCTCTACGGCCCAGATGTACAGTTTACTGAGTCTGAAAAATCTCGTGTATTTATAAAAGTTACTAAAACAAAAACACTGGCAGCATACGGTCAAATTGTTGACGTACTGTTTGCTAACAATAAGTTTCCTTTGTCTATTGAGCCTACAGAACTTCCTGAAGGTGTGGTTGACTCAGTTCACTTTGATCCCAAAGAACCTGAACAACTTCAGGGTGAGACTGCTTTGTCTAGTCCCTATGGGTTTCCGGGAGATGGCATGGAGTTACCTCCGGGTGCTACGTCGTCAAATCTTTCAGATAAACTTGGCTCTCTGGGCGAGAAGTTGCGTCCTGTCGAGGACAAACTAAAGGAAGGTCCGGGTACAACACCTACCGCTGTTGAGTTTAATCCTGCCTTAGTTGCGGCTAAACGCATGCAAAAGAAAATCCATGATCAGTTAGAGGAGTCTGGCGCAAACAAAAACCTTCGTAGCAGTGCATTTGAAATGGCATTGTTTGGTACAGGTATTATGAAAGGTCCGTTTGCCACCGATAAAGAGTACCCTAATTGGAATGACGACGGTGAATACGATCCGCTGTTCAAAACAGTTCCACAAGTCAATCATGTTTCAGTGTGGAATTTTTACCCAGACCCAGACGCTAACAACATTGATGAAACGCAGTTTGTAATAGAACGACACAAAATGTCTCGTTCTCAGTTGCGCCAACTTAAAAAACGCCCGTACTTCAGGGGGCAAGTCATTGATGAATGTGTCGATATGGGAGAGAACTACACAAAAAAGTATTGGGAGGATGATCTTTCTGACTACGCACCGGAACACGGCATTGATCGTTTTGAAGTGCTAGAATACTGGGGCATGTGCGACACAAGCATGCTTGAGGAGAATGGGGTAGACATACCAAAGGAACTGCAGGATTTCGACGAACTGCAAGCAAATGTTTGGATTTGTAACGGTAAACTTCTTCGTATGGTTCTTAATCCGTTTAAGCCAGCTAAAATCCCTTATGTTGCTGCTCCATATGAAATGAACCCATATAGCTTCTTTGGTGTGGGCATTGCAGAGAATATGGACGATACGCAGACATTGATGAATGGTTTCATGCGTATGGCTGTGGACAACGCTGTTCTGTCAGGTAACTTGATTGTAGAGGTGGATGAAACCAATCTGGTGCCGGGGCAAGACCTGTCACTGTATCCGGGTAAAGTGTTCCGTCGTCAAGGTGGCGCACCGGGTCAGGCTATCTTCGGCACAAAGTTCCCTAATGTGTCGTCAGAAAATATGATGCTGTTCGATAAGTCCCGGCAACTTGCCGATGAAAGCACAGGCTTCCCATCATTTGCACACGGCCAGACAGGTGTACAAGGTGTAGGCCGTACTGCTAGTGGTATCTCTATGCTTATGGGGGCTGCTGCAGGAAGCATTAAGACTGTCATTAAGAATGTAGACGACTATCTGCTTCGGCCTCTTGGCGAAGGCTTCTTTCGTTTTAACATGCAGTTTGACTTTGATCCTGAGATTAAAGGAGACTTAGAGGTAAAGGCACGTGGCACAGAAAGTCTTATGGCTAATGAAGTACGTAGTCAACGCCTTATGCAATTCTTGCAAGTTGCCAGTAATCCTGTGCTAGCACCGTACGCAAAATTTCAATATGTAATCCGTGAGATTGCAAAGTCTATGGACCTAGACCCCGACAAAGTAACCAACAATATGAATGAAGCCGCCCTGCAAGCAGAAATTATGAAACAGTTTCAGGCACCGCTAGAGCAACCCGGACAAGCGCCAGCACCTGCTGGTGCGGACCCTATGGATACCTCTGGTGCAGGTGGCGGTAACATAGGTGTAGGACAGGCTCCTGTACCGGGTGAACAAGGATTTAGTGCAAATGTACAACCACAACAAGGACCAGCTACTCAGCCGCCTCAAGCCGTGGGTGGGCAACAACCGCCAATGGGAGGCGTTCAATAACTATCTAGACATGCTGATTGAACAACAGCATAAAGCATTAGAGCAGTCTGATAATAATATTTTAATGCACCGATCACAGGGTGCAGTAGCTGCATTACGTAAGTTAAAACAGTTAAGAGATGAAGTGAATGGCACGTAGCCTAAATCAACAAATGGATTTGTTTGAGCGAGTTGATCCGGTAGAAATACCAGATTTAGACACTCCTCCGTTTTCTCCAGAACTTTTGGCAGAGTCAAAAGAAAAGGTGGAGAAAGCACCTTTGGATTTTGTTGAAGGTTCTATTACAGCCCCTTTTGTAGCAGCAGGTGATATTGTAGACTTAGGTGCAGCGGCTCCCCCACTTTCTGATAAACAAATGATGATGCCGGGGGCTGTTCAATATAGTGCTATTGAGCAGTTATTTGAAACTCTGTCTAATCAAGGCGTCAGCCGGGACAGTGCGGTAAAATTAATAAACGAAAATACGCCCGTAAATTTAGAAGGTTCCCCTGCAGAATTTATAGGAGAGATGGCTGGTGTTACAGCGACAGGGGTAGCTAAAGCTGTATCCGGCCTTGCTAAAATTGCATCTAAGTATGGCGATGATGCCGGTAAATATCTTAGCGAAATTGGCGGTGAACTTGGTGAGATGTTTAATAGGTCAACACCCGGCGGTGACGACTTTGACGGCATGGCTCCTGCCACTGTAGCTGACACATCGCCTGTGGCAGCGCAGACTGATCAAGCGTTTGACGCAGCACCCACAATGCCAGATACTTCCGTATCGCCAATAATGATTGGCACAGGCACAGGAGCAGGTCGTCAAGCCGCAGATGATTACGATGCAATGAAGGCTTCTAATCCTGATATGGATGAAGCGGAGTTGTTTGCACAGACTGGTGTTTACAAGGGGCCAGACGGACAGCATAGACTAGAAGTAGACACTACTGATGCTAAACTTGCGGTAGATGTACAAAATCTTATTCCCGGCGATGCCATACCTCTAGGAAGTCTACTGGACTTTGAGGATTTGTTTAGCGCCTATGAAAAAAGTTTTTATGACAATGTTAACTTAGATTTCAAAACGCCTGAGTCTCTTAGAAATGTGGAAGTATATATTGTAGACGACCCAGACTTTAACGGCACATACTCATACACGTCTGGGAATATACAAATAAATGCTGATCTGGTAAAGAAACCAGAGAAGTTTCGCTCCACCCTGCTTCACGAAGTGCAGCACGCAGTTCAACACAGAGAAGGATTTGTTAGTGGTTCTTCTAGTGAGGCGTTTATTAGTTCTTCTGCTAAAGCGTTAGACCCCAATGAGTCTGTGGGTGTTATCAACAGCATGGATGATCTTGTTAAACTAGCCGATAAAAATAAAAAAGATAGAGTAGCATTAAATAATAATAATGATGTGATACTAAAAAATCACATAGAAGGCGTCCTTGGATCACCTAGTCTAACGCCAAATGTAAAATATGAACAGGTGGATGAGTTATCCACTAATACTATAACTGATGTCATACTCGCCGCCCTTCAACGTGAGGGTGTAAGCATTGAGGATATAAAAGGCGGTGTAGCAGATAACGCTTTTAAGTCTAAAAACATTAGAAGTTTTTTACAAGAACTAAAAGACGTAAACAAAAAAAACAACCCTACTGAAAGACAGCAAAGCCGCTTAGACGATATAGACTACGCAATAAACTTTATTGATAAGCTGGGTGCTGCTGGTAATGCCGATGAAGTACTGCGTAAAACTATAGTACCAAAAGTACTGAATGCTGCTGAAGGTGCGCATCTTAGGCAGGTAGAAGCCGTAGCTGATCTAAGCTATTATCGCAAATATGGCGAAGTAGAGGCACGATTGATACAAGAGCGGGATGCCCGACGTGCGCAACTCAGAGATATGGGTTTTGACCGTGGTGAGATTTTTTCAATTTTAAGAGAGGAGTTCCCACCGGAAAATTACACAGTCCCACTAGAAGTTATGACAGCAGCTAATGTTGATGTCAGTAATCTTAAACAGGCTACGTTAAGAAGGCCGGGAAATAAAGGTGAACCGGCATTTGTCCTTCCAGAGTCAGATGTGCTGCTAGAAGGAGCAGAGAGAAAGCCGGAGGGGCTAGGTGTAGCGGATGATGTTGCTACAGAAAAATTAACACCTCCTGAAAACGTCATCCAAGGTGCAAACGAGACTGGTTTTTCTCGTGCAGTATACCACTCAACCGGCGATGCTGCAAATCTGCGTGTGCCAAAGATGGTGCCGGAAGCCCGTGATGCCGATATTGGTTTTCACGTAGGAACAGCAGGTGCGGCTAACGATAGGATTATCCACTATCAAGTTCTAGGTAGTATGGAAAGGTCTAGGGACGACGCCGTCCAAAAAGGATTTAGTGGTACACCAATACAAGATGACATAGATAAGGCATTCAAAGGTAAATCCGTGATGCCACTTTATCTTTCTGATGATTTAAAATCCGCACGTATTATTGATCTAAATCAGTTTAAGCAGCCGCAAAACTGGCTTGAAGAACTAACTAATCCATACGTAAGTAATACTGAATTAGGGTATTTTAATATTCCACCTAATACAGAAATGCCAAGTATAGAGTTGCCTACTGCTAGAGGCACGATGAGAACACTACACATGTCGCCGCAAGCATTTGCAGAGGGTGTCAGCGACGACGTATGGCGTTCTGCAGTAGAGGCGGCTAATAACTTTAACAATCGTACTGATTTTGACCCACGATCTAGTTTAGAGGATAAAACAGAATGGTTTGAGGCTGTACAAAAAATAGCTACAGACAATGGTTATGACTCGTTTGTATACAAGAATAAAAAAGAAGGCAGTGGTCAGGACAGTTACATGCTGCTTGATCCACGGCAAGTTAAGTCTTTTACATCTAAAGACTTTGATCCTAACAACCCCGACATTACAATGGCAGAAGGTGGAGTAGTACCTATGGATAGACAAATGGATATGTTCGCAGACGGCGGCTTAGAGCAAGACGGCAGGACTAATGACCCGGTATCAGGCAACGAGGTGCCACCCGGCTCTACACAAGAAGAGGTGCGAGATGACATTCCGGCACAGCTTAGTGAGGGAGAGTTTGTATTCCCGGCTGACGTTGTTAGGTTTATTGGCCTCGAAAAACTGATGCAAATGCGGCAAGAGGCTAAGATGGGCCTCAAGATGATGGAAGAGATGGGTCAGATGGGTAATAGCGATGAAGCTAGTATGCCAGATGATTTGCCTTTTGACATAAATGATCTTGACATGGATGATGCGCCAGAGTATAATGTAGGTGGTTTTGTTCCGGGTCAAGGTTTTCCGTCAATTCCTCCGGGTATTGCCCCACCAAATCAACAAGTAGCTAATCAGCAGTTTGGTATTGCCGGTTACACACCATCTGCTCAACCAACAACAGGATACTACCAAGCACCATTTACGCAGTACGGCCAACAGCAGTTTATGCAGCCAGCAACACCGGTTGCACAGGCACCTGTACCTACGATGAAAGAGTATGAAATACCGCAGTTCGGTGAGTTTGTAGGTGGTGAGTTTGGTGCATACGACGAATTACGTGAGTATCGTAATGAAGCTGGCAACGTGGTAATGGTTCCGTTTAAAGACGGCAGTCCTATCAGCCCTATTCCTGAAGGATACACATTTTATGATCCAGAAGAGACAGAAACAGAAGAAGTAGTAACTACCCCTACTACACCGCAGACAACACAAACTAGCCCAGATGATGATGGGGATAGCACTAATGATGAAACCTTTGCTACAACAGACGTAACAGGTATTGGGTATAATAGAAGTAAATTAACAGAAGAATTACGGGATGTAATTAGCGAGTTTGGGACAGGTCTTGGTACACTAGGTGAAACCTTTAATATTTATGGTGGCATTGCTAGAGACCTCAGTAAAGACCCAAAAGCAAAGGACAGTTCATTAACCAGCGGAGCATTGGGCGGTGTATTAGATGCATTTAGGGGCAATGCGGACCCTAACAATCCTGTAACATTTTCTGATCCAAGTAGAATGGGCAGTAAAAAAGGTCAATATGCTGACACTACTCGTTTGCACGAAATGTCACGCAGTAAACAAGTTCAAATTGCTACTGTTGCACGAACTGTTGTCGGAGATTTGCGTAAGATATTTGTTGACGATGAAGGAAAGGCTAAAAAAACTTCTGAAGTTGACAAGGGTTTATCCGGCCTTTTAAAATCTTTAGGCATCTCAACTAGCGTAAACACCCCGAAAGGGACCGTATTTAAATCTAGGACAACTCTAGTTCGGGAGATTGCCAATGCACAAGCAGCAAACTTAATAGAGGAACAACGAAAAGCAGATGAACGTGCTGCAGCAGCACAGAAAACCTTTATGGATCGTATTATGGCACCGGAATCACCGGGCAGTGATGATGGCGGTTATACTGATTTTGGTGTAGACAGCGATTTTGCATCGGATTACGCCGCTACATACGAAGGTTATGGTGCCGAAGATTTTGATTACGGCTATATGAATACTGGAGGTTTAGTCGGGAGAAAAAAAACCAAGCCTAAGAAGAAGATGAAGCGTGGTGGATTAGCTTCTAAAAAATAATCTACACATATGTTGGCTACTCATCCCCCATCTCCCTCGACAGGTGCATGGCTACGGTGGCCCCAACAACGGAGAAGTAAAATGGCAGAAGCCGAAATCATGGCTGAAGAAATGCAGTCACCTAAAAAAGTAGCGTTTGCAAATCGTAAATACACTAACGAAGAAAAACGCAAAATGGAAGAAGAAGAACTTGAGCAGATGCTCAAAGAACAAAAAGGCGAGGAAGAAGAGGTAGAAGAACAAGAAGACGAGCCTACAGGTGCAGAAGAGAAAACATTTAAGAAGCGTTATTCTGACTTGCGCCGACATCAACAGAAACAAGCAGAAGAATTTAAGACAGAACTTGCAGAACTAAAGGCACAACTTTCTGCCGCTACCAAAAAAGAAATGAAGTTGCCTAAGTCTGATGAAGACATTGAAACATGGGCAAAAGAATATCCTGATGTAGCAGCTATCGTTGAAACAATTGCAATGAAGAAAGCACGTGAGCAATCCAGCGCACTTGAAGAACGCATGAAAGCAATTGACGAACTGCAAGTATCTGCAACTAAAGAGAAAGCAGAAGCGGCATTGATGCAAATGCACCCTGACTTTGATGAGATCAGGGATAGCGACAGTTTTCACGAGTGGGCTGAAGAACAGCCTAAGTGGGTGCAAGATGCGCTTTATGAAAACGACAACGACGCACGTTCTGCTGCTAGGGCGATTGACCTCTACAAAGCTGATATGGGTATTGGCAAGAAGAAACCCAAGTCAGACAAAGACGCAGCCAAGTCTGTGTCTACAAAGAATAGTCGCAGTAAACCGCAAGAAAACGAAGCCTCCTCATACTTGAAAGAGTCGGAAGTACAGAAGATGTCACCGCAAGAGTACGAGGCTAAGTCCGACGAAATTATGGAAGCTATCCGTTCTGGAAAGTTTATCTATGATATTTCTGGTTCAGCCAGATAAAAAAAGTGTTGACAAGTAGTTATTTTTTAGTATAACTATAGTCATCAAAGGTGTAAGCAGGTTCGCTACTTGCTTACATCCAATCCGCAAACACTTCAGTCTTATGGATTACCTGACGAGCATGGCCCGTTGACAAACTGGGCGGCCACCTAGTTTAAGATACGCACCCATAGTGAATCAGCCTCTGATTAGTCTGGTGAGTTTGCATCTGTAAAATGCTAATTTAGGAGAAACATCATGGCATTCACTACCGCTGCCGGGTATGGTAACCTTCCTAACGGTAATTTTTCGCCCGTCATTTACAGCAAACAGGTGCAACTTGCTTTCCGCAAGGCCGCTGTTTGTGAAGCAATCACAAACTCCGATTACTTCGGTGAGATTGCTCAAATGGGTGATTCCGTTAAGGTCATCAAAGAACCCGAAATCACAGTTAAGGCTTACGCCCGTGGTACAACCATCACGCCGCAAGACCTTGACGACGAAGACTTCAGCCTGACAATCGACAAAGCTAACTACTTTGCGTTTAAGGTTGATGACATTGAAGAGGCACACAGCCACGTTAACTTCCAGTCTCTGGCAAGTGACCGTGCGGCTTACCGCCTTGCTGACCAGTTTGACCAAGACGTTCTTGGCTACTTGTCAGGCTTTAAGCAGTCTGCTCTGCATGCAAATGCAGACACCGCAAACGACGTAACAAACGGCTCCGTAGCTGTTTCTACCGCCGGTTCGGATGAACTGCTTGCAAGCATGAAGCTGGACGGCAGCGACTTTAACGCTGGTTCTAGCGGCAACTCGATTGCCCTGACCGTTCGTACTGGTAATACTGCAGCACCTACTGCTGCTGGTAACGCCAACCCGCTGTCAGTTATTGCCCGTATGGGTCGTAAACTGGACCAGCAAAATGTAGACTCGCAAGGCCGCTGGCTCGTAGTTGACCCAGTTTTTGCTGAACTTCTGAAGGACGAAGACTCACGTCTGTTCAACGCTGACTTCGGCGGTTCTGGTCTGCAAAATGGTCAGATGGCTGGAACCATTCATGGCTTCACCATCCACGTGTCTAACAACCTTCCATCAATTGGTTCCGGTCCTGCTACTGAAGCAGACACCAACTCAACCAACTACGGTGTGATTGTTGCTGGTCACTCGTCTGCTGTTGCAACTGCAGAGCAGATTAACAAGACCGAAACCTACCGTGACCCTGACAGCTTTGCTGACATTGTTCGTGGAATGCATTTGTATGGCCGCAAGATTCTTCGTCCCGAAGCACTTGTTAACGCCATCTACAACGTCCGTTAAAGGGAGATTAGAAAATGGCTACAATTACTGCTACTCTTGCTCCCGCTATGGGTAACTCCCAGCGTGGACGCAATCCGTACATGGTTGAGCAGGTCGTTGACCTTACTGCTAACAGCATCAATCCTAACGGTGACGTAGTACAGTGTATCACTGTTCCTGCGAACACCAAGATTCTTGCTGCTGGTTTTCAGGTAACTTCCAGTGCAACTCAGAACACGGGTACTGATGCTACTGCCATCCTTGGCACTGGCGCAGACGACAACGAATACGTAACAGCGTTTGACATTGACGGTGCTGCTGATGGTGCTTATGCACCTAGCGTAACTGTCTCTGCTGACCTTGTTATCGGTACTGCGGACACTCTGGACCTGACCCTTGCTGGTTCAGGTGCATCGTTCACTGCCGGTGAAATTCGTGTCTTCGCCGTGATGATGGATGTAAGCGCACTTGGCGAAATGGAAGCTGCTGAAGTTTCCCGTGACCAAGCCTAATTAAACGAGGGGGCTGGGCAACTGGCCCTCTCTTTTTACCTTTAAGGATTTCAGATGGCATATACCTACCTTGACATCACGAATGAAGTATTGGCTCGTTTTAATGAAGTAGCATTGACGAGTTCTAACTTTACTGCATCTCGTGGATTTCAAACACAGTGTAAGAATGCTGTGAACGATGCCATCAATTACATTTTCCAACGAGAGTTCGGGTGGTCATTTAGCCACGCACTTCAGACCGAAACTCTTGTAGCTGGCACCACACGTTACTCAATTGGTGCTACAGTTTACAACGTAGACTACGAGACCTTCCGTATTTCAAAGGATGACTCTCTTGGTGTGGCTGGTACAACGCTGCGCATAATGGACTATAACCAGTATGTCGATACACACATCGACCAAGAGAGTACATCAGATGTAGGTGCAGTGCCACTGTACGTATTCCGTACACCAGATAACAACTACGGCCTGTATCCCTACCCAGATAAAGCATACACACTCAAGTATGACGCATATGTAAGGCCGACTGCTTTGTCTGCTGCTACAGATGCCCCAAGCATTCCTGAACAGTTTCGTCAGGTAATTGTAGATGGTGCCACTGCATACGGCTATCAGTATCGTGGTGAGGCACAGCAGTACGGCATTAACTTTGCTAGGTTTGAAGAAGGCATTAAGCATATGCAGAGTTTGTTTATTAACAGGAACTATAGCTACGTGCGTTCTACGTACATTCCGCAATCACAACGGTACGGTACTTCAGTATTTCCGACAGGGGGCTAACACATGGCTGATGAAGCGCAACTCAGTCCGTATGTGTTTGCCTGTGAAGGTGGCCTTGTCCTTGACCAGCCAACCTTTAAGATGCAACCCGGTATGGCTCTGGAACTAGAAAACTTTGAGCCGGATGTTCGGGGTGGATACAGACGGATTAACGGCCACACTAAATGGAACAGCAACATTGTTCCGCAGACATCATCCTCTACTGAAAAGGTATTGATGTCAGCATTCTTCGACGGTAACAATAAGGTTATTGCTGCACGTGGGGAGAAAGTATTTGAAGCAGCTAGTGGTAGCGGTTCATGGTCAGAGATTGACACAGGTCGTACTGGCGCAGGTAAGTACACACATCATCGTTACAACTTAGGTGGCACAGAGTTTATTGTTTGGGCAGACGGTGCCAACCACGCTACCAAGTATGACGGCACTACGGTAACAGACCTTAATGCTACAGGCGCACCAGCTAACCCAAAGTTTGTGACAGGTTTTAAAGACGCACTATTCTTTGCAGGGCATAGTGCAAATCCAGAAGAGATTATCTTTACTGCACCCTTTACCGACAGCGACTTTAGTACAGCTAATGGTGCAGGTAGTATTCGTATTGACAGCCAAGTAACAGCACTGTTTCCGTTTCGTAACGAACTGATTATCTTTGGCGAAGAACGTATATACAGACTGACAGGTAACACAGTTGCAGATTTTGTACTCCAACCAATTACAAGAGATATCGGATGCCTTAACGGCTTTACTGTCCAAGAACTTGCCGGTGACATCATATTCCTTGGGCGAGATGGTCTTCGCACCGTTGCAGGTACAGAAAAAATTAATGATGTTGAACTGGGAACTATATCAGGCAATGTCAAAGAACTGTTTGATGATACTGACGTAGACGAGTTTGAGAGTACGGTTATACCCGGCAAGACACAGTATCGTCTATTTAAGTCTGTAGCAGGTTCTGTTGAAAGTACAATCACAGGTGTAATTGCAGTCCGTAAACAACAAGGCTTTGAGTTCTCTACAATCAAAGGTCTCAAACCTTCTTCAACTGACTCGTTTACTGCACAGGGTGAAACATTCGTACTGCACGGTGGCTATGACGGATATGTATACAGGCAAGAGTCTGGCAATACATTTGATGGCACAAACATTATAGGACGCTATCGTTCACCTGACATGACAATGGGTGATGCTGGTATACGTAAGAACTTCCAGCGTGTAATCATTAACTACTCACCTACGGGTGCTATTAACTCTGATTTGTTTTTGCGGTATGACTATGAGTCACCCGCTGCTGCAAGACCCGCTGCTTATCCATTTGACAGTTCTTTGGTAGTGGCACTATACGGTTCAGCCGTGTATGGTACATCTACATACGGTGGTCAGTCAAACCCATTGGTAAGACAGCCGGTAGAGGGAAGTGGCTTTGCTGTAGCCATGCGAGTGGTAGACAATGCAACATCAGCCCCATATACACTTAAAGGTTTTCAGTTAGAATTTGATGCAGGAGCAAGACGCTAATGGCAGGTTATACTAGACAATCCTCGTACACAGACGGCGACGTTATTAATGCTGCCGATAGCAACAATGAATTTGACCAAGTTCTTGCTGCTTTCAATAATAGCAGCGGCCACAAGCACGACGGAACAGCATCAGAAGGTCCAGTCATTGGGCTGATTGGTGATGCTGGCTCTACCACACCTAAGAACAAAGTTGTCGTAGACGATAGCAACAATCAAGTAGAAATTAACATTGACGTATCTGGTACAAGCACTGAACAGCTTGTTATCAAGGATGGCGTTATTGAGCCTACCACAGATGACGACATTGACCTTGGCTCTAGCGGCAAAGAGTTCAAAGACCTTTACCTTGACGGCACTGCAAACATTGATACGATTGACGCAGATGCCGCTACCATCGACAGCCTGACCGTTACCTCTGGTACGGCTATCACATCTATTGACACAGACATCAGTTCAGTATCTGGTTCAGATGATACACTAGCGTCGGCAAAGGCGATTAAGACATACGTAGATGCACAAGTCACAGCACAAGACCTCGACTTCCAAGCAGACTCCGGTGGCGCACTTAATATCGACCTTGACAGTGAGACTCTCACGTTTACTGGTGGCACAGGTGTTGATACTAGCGGTTCAAGCAATACTGTTACTTTTGCTATTGACAGCACAGTAGCCACCCTCTCTGGTTCTCAGGCACTCACCAATAAAACTATTGACGTAGACAGTAACACTGTATCCAACATTGAAGTGGACAACCTGAAGTCCGGTGTACTGGACACAGACCTGTCATCTGTTGCGGGTACAGATACTACGCTTGCTTCTGCAAAGGCAATTAAAGCCTACGTGGATGCACAGGTAACTGCCTCTGACTTGGACTTCCAAGCTGACAGTGGCGGTGCGCTGTCGATTGACCTAGACAGTGAAACCATGACCTTCACGGGTGGTACGGGCATTGATACCAGTGGCTCTGGCAATGCTGTGACCTTTGCTATAGATAGCACTGTAGCCACCCTCGCTGGTACGCAGACCCTTACTAACAAGACAATTGACGTAGATAACAATACTGTTTCTAACATTGAGGTTGATAACTTCAAGGGTTCAGCCATTGTAACTGAATCCGAAGGTATTGGTTCTAGCGACAATGACACTTCTCTGCCAACATCTGCAGCAGTCAAGGATTATGTAGACACACAGATTACTGCAGAAGACCTTGACATTACCACAGATTCTGGTACAATTGCGATTGACCTCGACAGTGAAACACTTACTGTTGCAGGTGGTACTGGTCTTGAC